CAAGCAGTATATAATATTATATTAGGTTGTTTGTTTAAATCTAATATATTATTAGAATTAGTAGATTTCCATATTATCCATCCAGACCCATTACAATAATAACACCCATTACAATTGTGGGTTTTAATGCGATTAATAGTATGCTTTAAACTTTTTTCATATACATATTTTTTAGCACTATGCATATTTCTCACTTTACATAGAGTGGCTAATTTGTTATATAGCATATGTTATTATATAATATATAACATATGGTTGCAAATTATTAGCCATTTCAATTTTTTATTGTTTTTATTGTTTTAATTGTTTGCTTAAAAAAATTGAAATTTGTTATTTTTGTTATTTAAATTGTTTATAAATAATTTATAATAAACTATTTAAATAATATGGAACATGATCTAAGTTTGGATTTGGATTTGGATTTGGATTTATTTTTAGGTGAAATTGACAAAGCTATTTTGAGCGGGCACACAATTTATATTACAAATGCTATTAAAAAATATGAAAATGTTATAGCTAATTCATATATAGTATGGGCTAATTCTATTGCTTTGCAAATAGTTGAGGAACAATTAGACGAATTATTGATTTAGAAATTAATATGTTATAATATATATATATAAGATAAAATGGGCACAACTGATACAGAAGAAAAGGCTTATATGGCAGAGAGTTTAAACTTTATAAACAGTGTAGACCTTACATACTCTTATAAATATAAAGACTATTTTACACCGGTATTGACTAATATTGTGAATGATTTGATTGCTAACACATCTTTAATAGATGATATGAATAAAATGATAACGAGGAAGAGGGGAGATAAGTCTAATTCAAATTTGAAAGAATTGATTGTTAAGTTGACAGAAACTAAAAAAATTGAACCAAATAAATATGTGCAAATTAACCATAACGGTAATAATGCTAAGTATGTAGAACAATGTTTAAAAATTATAGGAATAACTGGTTCTAAAAAGGTTATATATGAGCTATTAAATCTTGTTATGCAAGATTTGGAAAAGCCAGAAAACTCTAAATTAATGGAAAAGGTGAAAAATTTTAAAACAAATAATACAGAATGGAAAAAAATGGTAGGTATGTTAATACCTCCTGGTGCCCAAGTCAATATACTTAGTGCCGTTGTTGAACCGATCAATAAGTTTGCAGTTGGTAAAGATAGAAACAAAGCGACGGTTCTCACAAGTAGAGAACTTATAGGTACTGTAGTAACAAGAGGAAAGTTGGATGGTACTCTAAGAGGAGGAAATTTTAAAAAAGTAGTTAGACTACCAAAAGAGATAACACGAAATGATAATCTAGCATATAAAAATGAAGAAATTATGGTTGAACCCGAGAAAATTGAATTGCATGTTCCAAATGCAGAAGGAAGCGGAGAAGCCGTAACAGGAGCATCAGGAATAGTAACAGTACCAGGAACACTACTACCAGCACAAGCACCGGGAATAGTAACAGAACCAGGAGGAACACCAGAAACAGCATCAGCACAAGTAGGAACAGCAGCAACAGCACCAGCAACAGCACCAGCACCAGCACCAGCACCAGCACCAGCACCAGCATCAGGAGCTGTAGCATCAGCACCAGCACCTGGAGGAACAGCACCTGTAGCATCAGGAACAGCACCACCAGCAATAGGAACAGCACCAGCAACAGCACCAGCAACAGCACAAGTAGCATCAGCACCTGTAGACCATAAGAATATCACAGTAGAAGGAATAGGAACTAGAAGAGAAGAAGAAGCACCGGGAGCATCATCAGCAATAAAACCAGCAACACCACAAGCAAAAGGAACAGGAGTATTCGGTATGGAGCACGGTATAGGTTGGGAACCTCCTCCTAGGGACGAGCACGAACCCCGCAGTGAGGTAAAAGTAGGAGGCGGTCAGCAAAGAACAACTAGAAAACATAAAAATGCTATTATAGGCAGTGCCAAAAAATCTAGAACAAATCGTTAAAAATATTACAATAGTAATATTAAAATAAACGCGACTTTAGAAAAAATAATATTAACTATTAATATTTTTTAAATACTTTATATATATATATATATATATAAGAAATGGCTGCTGTGAGTTCATTTACTCCTCTTATTGATCGTGGGGAAGAAATGGGTGATAAGCCAATAGCTGCAAGAGCTAAGAAAGAAATATCAACCACTAATATTAGAGGTATTTTGATGAATGAAAAGTATATGAAACGGCTTAGGCCACTAATATCGGATGCAGTGGGAGAAGCATCAATAAACAAGTTACTAATAGCAGAAATAAGTGAGTTATTTACAAAAAACGCAGATAAAGATTCAGCTCTTGGGAAGGCTTTAAAAGCGTTACAAAAAGAACTGGAGTTAATTAATGATGAATATGTGCCTGCTGAACCCACGTCTAGAATCAGTCATTTAGAAAAGAGCGAAGGTGGTGGCCGTAGAAGAACAAAAAATGCCTATTTCTACAATAAAAGAAGAAAAACTAGACGGAGAAAAGGTAAAAAATAGAAAAATTTAGTATGCGTCTATAAAATAATTATAGTTTGCAAAGCTGTTGTTTATAATTGTTTCTTCATTGCTAGAGAAATTAAAAAAGTTAATTATTAATTTCTCTCGACTTATAGGTTCGCTATTTAATAAGTTTGGAAAGTCTGGCAGTTTAGTAATAGCTGGTATAAATTGAAAAGCATAGCGTTCCAAATAGCGCATTCTATAATTGGTTGTTGAAAATATAAATAATGCTATTTTAGTTGAGAGAAATGCTTGTATTTGTTTTAATTCGCTTAGAGAATAATCTGCGCTAGTTAAAATGTAATTGTCGCGTGCACATATTCCGTATACACCTGAGCTATCTAAATATGGAAATCCATACATTTTATGTGCTAATATTAATTTTGGTTGGTTTGCATAATGTTGTAAATTATTTGAATAATTTATAATTAATAGTGGTGTTTTTTTGTGGAGCTTTGTGGTTTGAATATTGGGATTAGCATTAGCATTAGCATTAGCATTGTCATTATAAAATAGCGAATTTTTTGGTGGGCTATTTGACTTATAAACTTTTAAATGTCCTACTTTATCTACATAAGTTAATAATTTATTTATAATACTTATTCCATTAGTTGGTATAGGATAGTTAGCTCTTAAAACATAATTAACAAAGCATTTATTAAGTTTATCATAAATAGCTAAAGTTGGTTGTGTTGTTTCTTTTGTTTCTTCTTTTAAGTGCCCATAAAAAAAGCAAGTGGGTGTTTGTGCTTTATATAAAAATGCCTTTTGTGTTTCACTAGTGTTCAAGCAGTGCAATTTTTCTATGACAAAATTGCTATGTAATAATGCATAATATAGTCCTGCTTTATCTGGTTTTAGCCATAATGAAGGAATAATTAGCGCCAAGTGTCCGCCATGGTTTAATAGTATTAAACTCTTTTTAACAAAATCTACATAAATTTGCTTGCCATCATTATTTTTTTTGAGAGATTTGTTTGTAGGTGTTTTTAGTGCTCCGTTTATATTATATGGTGGATTACCTATTATAAAGTCAAAGTGGTTAAGGTCTTTATTTAATAAAAGAAAATCGCTAGTTATTATGTTTGCATCTGGAGAGAATAGCGACATCAATTTTTCAATATGTGGCGGATAAATTTCGCACATAGTGATCATATTTTTTATAATATGACTTCTTCGCGTTTCCAAATTAGGAAAGGCTGTGGCTAAATGATTTAACAATCTATTATAAAGATTTAGCGTAAATGCCCCATTTCCTGCTCCAACGTCTAGCCATTTTAGGTGCGGATTTTCATAATAGTGCTTGGGTATTAAGTCTAAAATCTGGACAACTAATGGGTCAGGACTATAAACTATTCCATAATTGTTTTTAGCGTCAGTTGCATTTGCCGTTGCCATAAAAAAATAGTTTATTATCTAATAATAGATAATAAACTAATTATTAGAGTATAACTTATTAGAAACATAAATTCTTTTATATTTTTATAATATATATATAAATATGGCTCGTCGGCGAACTTTAGTAAAAAAACGAAGAAGACGCACTAATAAAAGAAGGACTATGCGGAGGAGGAGGACTATTAATAAAATGAGGGGGGGAGGCAATGAAGCACAAAGAATTAAAACTGAATTATTAAAATATGATAGCACGCAAACACATGGTCGTGCTGAGGGTCAAGATGCAGCGATGATTGCGTTAGAAAATAATATTGCTTCATTAAACTCATTATCTCATAAAGTAACAATACGTGGAGCTTATGTAGATGTTACAATAACTAATGATGGAAGTAACTTAACCTATGAGGATACTGACAAATATACATATAATTGTACAATTGATGAATTAAATGCTATATTACAAAACGTTACACCAAAAGTTGAAAAGTATGGAGCTGCTATAACTCCTGGCCTTTACAAATATGGTCTAGGAAAACAGTTTACTGAAGGCACTGATAGATAAAAAAATCTTCTTAAAAATTTAAATTCTTTTAGTCCATTGTTTGAAGAAAGCTAATAATAAATCTCTCGTTTTTAATAATTGAGTTGAATAAAGGTTTATAAAATTCTCTGAATGCTATATGGGACTTATCTTCTTTTAATTTTGATAATGGTATCCATTGGATTTGCTTTTTTTCAAATAGTCCATTGTGTTCAATGTCGATTATATCCTTTAAATGTAGTTCTGCAAATTTATTTACATTTGAAAAATAATAGGGGAGTTTTTTATCATAATTTGTTTTGAAAATGTAGCTAGTATATTTATCATAACTAATTGAAATAATCATATTGCTTGTAACTAAAGCTTCAAATTCGTTTTCATCGCCTAAAAATCCGTTTAATTCTTCTGTTCCTTCTCTAATTGCTGTTTTAAATGGTCTTTCGCCTTTGTGTGCGCTTCCGCCGAAGTCGCCCCATAAGTTATTTTTTCTCTCTTGTCCTAATAATAGAAATAATGCTCCTTTATATAGTGTTACTGGTAATACACCTGCTCCCATTATTATTATTATAAATTGATTTGCTGTTGGCAACATTAGTTTTTTTAAATCAATTTTTAGTTTTTACGAAAAAAAAAGGTAAGGTTTGGTAAGGCTTTTAAGGTTTTTTTTTGACTTAATGCTTAACAATCCGACGACTCGACTTCGCACTTGGCCACCTTGACCGGATACGTCTGGGTCGGCTTCTTTTCATAGAACACAAATGGATTAAGCACGTGAGTTTTGAATGCACTTTTGACTTCCTCAGTCTTGAGAACCTCATAGTTCGGGTTAGGAACACGGCTATGAGCATTCTTATTAACAAGAAGAGGCCAAAACTTGGATCCAGTGTAAACAAGACGGCTTTTTGTGGTCGGATCCAAAATGTCTTCACGCAGTGCCTTCGACACATCATTGTCAAACCATTCATCGAAGTGAAGAAATGCTTCACGGCGATTTTTAACAGTGTTCTTGACAAAGTCAACCCTCATCACCTTGCCGATGTTGTGATCTTGAAACATCTTGATGATGTACTGCTCGCTCGTCTCCGCGTCAATAACAGGAATGTAAAGGGAAAGAACGGACATTGCGACTTGAGTTGCTTGGTATTTGATTGTGGAGACCTTATATTTTTAATGGACTATACAAATCAATTTTTTTTACATATAGCAAAATTTAATAATAAAAAATTGAGTAATTTTATTATTAAGGTTAATAGTTAATAATAAGGTTAATAGTTAATAATAAAGTTAATAGTTATGACAAAGCGTAATAATAGTGATTTTAAGAACGTATTTGAACCCATTTTAGCGAATAAATATGTGTATTATGATATATTTACTAATCACAATAATGGCGATAAGATTGTAATAATGGACAATCATATATGTTTTAATTCGACAATTAATAGTCAAAGCATTGATACATTAATAAAGTTTATTAATAACATTATTAGCAATAAGCACTTATTTCCTAGCTTTAAAATTTATTTGCATATTAACAGCAAAGGCGGTTGCTTTAGCGACTTAGTACAGTTTATTAAGTTTAAAAAAGAATGTGTTCATGAAATCATTTCTATTATTGATAAAGATTGTTATGATAGTGGATTTGTGCTTGCTTCATTATGTAATTATAGAATTATTAATAAAAATGCCAAAGTATATTATTCTAAATTTGTTATTAGCGAAAAGGGGGACTATTATTGGAATTATTTTGCGCAGTGCTCAAATGCAGAAATAGATAACTTAAAGAAATTATTTTACGATATTATGTGTAATCTTGTAGAGTGTAATTTAACTCGTGAAAAATTAGATGGTTATTTTCTAAAAAATGATTTGCAAGTTTGGGATTGTAAAAAATATAAGAAATTAGGTTTGGCTGACGAGATTGTGTAAGAGAAAATTTGAATTAAGGAATTGAGAAAATTAAATGTTTTCTTTTTTTTTTCTTTTTCTTCTTTTCTTTTCTTTTTCTTTTTTTCTTTTCTTTTTCTTTTTCTTTTCTTAAAAAATTGATAATAAAATAGTATAAATGCTATTGAATTAGTGATACAATCTTGCAAATGACTGCAAATATTGAGGACTATTTGGTTAATAAAAACGCGGTTGGTATTAGTGACCTTAACAATATTGATCTTTCAACATTAGACATTAAAAAATGCAAAATCATTTTTGAAAATCTATTAGCATGGTTGGCTGCCAATCCTGACTATTTAACTATGGCAAATAGTCAAGAATTGTATAAGCAATTTGAGCGAGTGTTTAATAAAGAAACGCGATTATCTAAAATAGTAAATATCAAAAAATCTATTTTGCTAAAC